TTATTTAATCCTTTTTAAAATTGTGAAATATACAGAATAAAAAACAATAAAAACAATGCATGATAATATCACGGATGTCGTGAACGCATATCCAAAACCATAAAAATTAGTAAATTCAGCAAAAATTATATATCGCAATAGTAGAGTTAAACCGATAATTCCTAACGAGTACCACCACGCTTCACCCATAATTACAGCAATAATCCCTGATACAATTCCTAACGCAGCAGAAACGGTTATAAAACCAATAAAATAAAATATAGCTGAAATAATAGCTGGAATTAAAGCGAAAATCATAATGACGCCTCCCCTAAATAACACCCTGTATTTTCAAACACCTTTAATAATTCAACCGTGTCATTGAATGTTAAATACTTTTCATTTCTAATACCGTCAATCATTTTAGGCGAGTTGCGCAAACAAGTATGGGCAACAAGTAAAAATGCGAACTTATTGGCCTCATATTCTTTTGCTTTCCTATTACTATCCGTCAACATATCAATTTCTAATAAATTGTAACCTCCTTTGTGCAAAATAATATGTCCTAATTCGTGTGCTAGTGCTATCTTTTTATGATTAACATCTATTCTTGAATTGATGACAACATCTTTTGTGAACGGCGTTTTAATCAATAATCCTTTTAAGGCTTTAGGTAGCGTTCTGTAGTGCACCTTAATCTTTAAATTCTTAGCTATAACATCAGGATCGTTTGATTTATTCTCCCTTATAACATCTATTACAATCGGTAACATTCTTTTCATGCTAACACTCCCTTTATTTACAATTTATCCCTTTCGTCTTTACGTGATGAAATAACCCCTTTTACCACGCTTTCAACCATTTTCTTTTCTTGCTCTGTTAGTTCGTAATCCCCATAGAACATAACTTTTACATTTTTCAAATTAATCATAGAGGTATCTTCCTTTTTGGTTGAAACCTCTTTTTTTATTTTTTGAACATCAATAAATGCGTTGCTTGTAAAATAATCGATTGGTACTCCGAAATATTCTGATAATATTTTAATGCTTTTTAAACTGGGTTCACTTTCACCTTTTTTCCACCGTGAAAAGGCACTTTGCGGAATTTTTGTTTTTTGAGAAACCTGATATGCGGATACGCCTGTTTGGTGCATTAATTCTTCTATTTTTTCGTATAGCATAATATGCCTCACTAAATATAAACATCCTGTTTAATATTTTTATAAAATATTTACTGGACTACTTGCAAAAACGGAAGTACAATACAAGCATAAGGTACTTACGAAAAAGTAAGCGTCTTTAAAAATCTGATATAGCAAGTGTAGTAGTGGAATATTATCACTTGCTATATCGCAAGTATATCAAAATAAAGGGGGTGTGTAAATGACTAAAACGGTAACAAAAAAAATTTTTGAGCTAATGGATGGCAAAGGCATAACAGCATACAGGTTATCCAAAGAAACGGGAATTAGCGAAAGTGTTATTTCTCGTTGGAAAAGTGGCGAGCAATCGCCAAGTTTAGGTAATTTAATTAAATTAGCAAAATACTTTGATTGTGAAGTTGATGATTTCACCAAGGGATTAATATGAATGAAAAGCTAGTTGGCCAGAAAGGAGAGTACATGAACGAATTACAAATTTTTAAAAATGTTGAATTCGGTTCGATGAGAATCATTAATGTTGGAGATGAAATTTACTTTGTAGGAAAAGATGTAGCAGATGCGTTAGGTTATGTAGATGGCAATAAAGCAGTAGCAATGCACGTTGACGATGAAGATAAAAAACTCAACGACAAAACGTCGCCGAGTTTCGGGCAACGTGGTGCAACACTAATTAATGAAAGCGGATTATATAGTTTGGTTCTTTCGAGCAAATTAGAAAGTGCAAGACGATTTAAACGTTGGATCACTCACGAAGTAATTCCATCAATTCGCAAATACGGCTCATATAACATGGCAATACCAAGAACATTGCCAGAGGCGTTAAAGGCGTACGCAAATGAAATTGACGAGCACAACAAGACAAAAGCCTTATTAGAGGCTCAAAAGCCGAAGGTGTTATTTGCGGATGCCGTAAGCACAAGTGATACAAGCATTCTAATCGGTGAACTTGCTAAAATCCTAAAACAAAACGGCGCTGAAAACATGGGTCAAAATAGACTGTTTGAAATGTTAAGACGTGACGGGTTCCTAATTTCTCGCAAAGGTACTGACTACAATATGCCTACGCAAAAATCAATGGAATTAGGGTTGTTCAAAATTAAGGAAACAGCAATTAATCATTCTGACGGACATGTAAGCATAAGTAAAACACCAAAGGTTACAGGAAAGGGACAACAATATTTTGTTGATAAATACCTATGGAAAAATTAGTGTACACAGTTAAAGAGGTTGCTGCGTTACTGTCGATATCAGAAACAGCGGTATATAACCTCAGAAATGAGGGCAAGTTACACCAGTTACCGATACCCGGCGTGAAATTCAACCGGAATGAGGTTGAGAAATTAGCAGGGCTGACAACGGAGTTTAACATTGTCAGATATAAACAATTGCAAACAGAAAACGAACGCTTGCAATCAGAAAATCGGTATCTAAGAGGTGAAATTAGAAAAATCACTAGCCAAATGCTAGTGATTACAGGAGATTTAAATGATTAAGTTGTGTAATGGAATGAAAATCATATCAGCAATATTAGTTATTGGTGGTATGGGTAGCTTAGAACTAGACAACATCGATATGTGGACATTCTTTTGTCAGAGTATGTTAGGTGTAACGATGTGGATACTAAGCAGTAAATGGGAAGAAGAAATAGAGTTTTATAAAAATGAAAAAGTCCGCTGGTGAAAAGTAGAAGAAGTTCAGCGGACTTAGTAGAGAAAATATAAAATTACTCTATTTATATTTTAACACAAGTATAAGGAGAAATAAATGGAAGCAGTTGATGTAATTGTACAACCAGCTATCGAGCCACAAGTAATTGATAGCAATTTAACTATGACATGGAATAACGCAGAACTTGCGAAGTACCTTGAAGAAAAACTAGAAAAGTATAACGGCTTAGTTGTTACAGAAGATAACCTAAAAGAGATGAAGTCGGTATTAAAAGAGATTGTATCTATCCGTACTAAGCTGACACGATTTGGTACGGATAAAAAACGTGAGTTAAAAATTCCATACAATACATTTACCGCAGAGTTAGAACAGGTGCTTGCAGTTGTAAGCCGAGTGGAAAACCCTATCGCAAATCAAATTGGTGAATTTGAACAACAAGAGATGATGAAACGTAAAGAAACAGTATTGAAAATGGTTGAAGATAAAGCACACTCATTAGGCATTAGGGAAGAATATAAAAACAGAGTTATGCCAAACCATAAATGGTGGGAAAACAAAACAGCTAAGATGTCCGATGTAGCGTTATCTGTTGAAGAAATGCTGAAAGGTGTATTAGAACAACAACAAAATGATGATGATCTAAAACGTATGCAAGCTGAAAAAGTTGAAATGATTAAGATGAAAATTGACTTATTTAATCAAAACTATGCACTAGATACACCAATTCAATATGAAGAAATTCAACATTGTGTAGATAATGTTCCATTTGGTGAACTTGATAGTGTTATCGCTGCAGAGTTTGAAAAACGATTAGAGATTGAACTCAAAGCGAAAAAACCACAAGAACCAGTAGAACGAGTTATAGAACAAGATACAGCATTAGAAGTTACACCATTTGTAGATGAAACAGAAACAGTAACATATGTTGTTAAAAATATTAACGCAAGACAACGGAAAGCAATCAATGATTTGTTGATTAAGTTAGGTGTGGAGTGGAGTGAGATTTAATGAATAAAAGCGAAACAATAACAGAGATAGCAAAGGCACTAGCTAAATTTCAATCGGAAGTATCTGATCCAGAACGCACAAAAGAAAATGGCTTTTTAAAAGCGAAATATGTAACGCTTGATAGTTTACTACAAACAGTAAGACCAGTACTTTCAGAAAATGGCTTGTCATTCTTGCAAGTACCATCAACATCAAAAGAGGAAGTAACTGTTGTTACTGTTCTGTTGCACACCAGCGGTGAGTGGTTTGAAAGCGACCCATTCACATTGCCATTAATGAAGAAAGACCCGCAAGGTGTAGGTAGCGTTGTTACATATGCACGCCGATATTCCTTATCCTCTATTCTTGGTGTGGCTTGGGATGAAGATGATGATGCACAAAGTAACAATGAAACAGAATTAACAAAACAAATACTACATGAAGTAACAGAACTTGTAAAAGTGAAAGGTGTTCAAAATGAAATGGTAGCATCTTACATAAAAACAACTTTCAACAAATCATCTTCAAAAATGTTAGACCTAACAGAGTTAAAGCAAGTTAAATCTTGGTTAATGTCGCTATGAAATGGAGCGTAAAAGGTATTGAACTATTACGTTCGACACTAGGTGTAATGGTAGTAATACCAGCACCACATGACAATGATCTATCAAAGATTACTACTGATAAAGAGTACACAGTAGAAATCAAACGTAAAACCAAATCAAGAAGTTTAAATGCCAATTCTTATTGTTGGGTGTTATGTCAAAACATAGCACTTGAACTAAGCAAAAATAGCTACACAACAAAAGAAGATGTGTACAAAAAAGCTATAAAGGACTGTGGACATTTCACATATGTTCCAGTCCGTGAGGATGCAGTCGAACGCTACATAACGATATGGCAAGCACACGGCATCGGATGGATAGCAGAAGATGCGGGCGAATGTAAAAACCTAAAAGGTTATCACAATGTAATGTGCTACCACGGAAGTAGTGTATACACAGTTGCAGAGATGCAAAGGCTTATTGATTGCTTGGTTGATGAGTGCAACCAGCTTGGAATAAAACTTGATGATAGCGATTACATTCAATCGTTGGTTAAGGAGTGGGGGAATGAACAAACGAAAAAGGAATGACGATAAACTTTACAAAATAACAAGACCACAAGCTATCGAACGAGATAGTATAGATGGCTATCCGTGTTGTGTAATATGTGGCGCACCTGCTACAGAGGTACACCACATATTGCCTAGGGGTAGAGGCGGTACAAGTGAATTAAATAACCTAGCGTGTTTGTGTAGATATTGCCATGAAAACTTAGCACACGGAGTATTTGCAAAGAAAACCAAATTAAAGCTAGAAACAATCATTATGGAAAGGATGAAACAATATGAAAAGAATTGATGTTGTTGAACTATATGTTAAGAAACGCATTGAGAAATTAGAACAAACACAAGCCGAATACAAAGTAAATGAAAAAGAAATTACAGAGCTAAAGGATGTATTAGATGTGATTAATCAAACGAACCCAAATGTTAAATATGCCAGCGTTGGTAAAAGTAATGGTTAGCATATGAGCGAACCTAAACGATACTTTTGGTTGAAGTTGCACAAAGACTTCTTCCAAAGAAAAGAAATTAAACGATTAAGAAAGATTGCAGGTGGTGATACCTATACAATTATCTATCTCAAAATGTTACTACGTTCAATCATGAGTGATGGAAAACTTTACTTTGATGGACTTGAAGATGATTTTGCATCAGAGCTCGCATTAGATCTTGATGAAAAGGAAGAGAATGTACAAATCACTGTACAATACTTACTTAAAAGTGGACTACTTGAAATGTGTTCCGATGAAGAATACTACTTGCCTGATACAAAAGATAGTACTGGATGCGAAACTGCTGCGGCTAGCAGAATGCGTAAGTGCAGAGCAAAAAAAGAACAATTAGAGTGTAACAATGTTACACCAATGTTACAAAACGGTTACGGAGAGATAGAGAAAGAGTTAGAGAAAGAGATAGAGAAAGAGATAGAGATAATACATAGTCATGTTTCACATGACGATGTAGATAAATCTCACTTTGAAATTATCGAATATCTTAATCTAAAAACAGGTTCAAAGTTTAAACCTACAACTAAACCATATGTACAGGCAATTAGATCACGACTAAAAGAAGGCTATACCGTTGATGATTTTAAAACAGTCATTGATAAAAAATGCCGTGAGTGGAAAGGTACAAAACTAGAAAAGTATCTAACACCTAAAACTCTATTCGCGCCAAGCCACTTTGATACATATTTGAATAGTAATGAAATGGCAACCATGACGGATACAGAACGAAAGGTTGCAGAATTAAACGCACTAATTGATGCAGTAGAAAGGGAAACAGATGAAACCGGAAATATTGAAAGCTACGGGCCAACTATTGATATATCCGAATATTGACAATACAAAGGTTAAAATGTACGCCTATATGCTGGAGGATATCAACCCGGTAACTTTGGCCGAAGCAATTAAACAATGTATTAATACATGTGAATTCGTTCCAGCTGTTGCAACTATCCGCAAAAAAGCGGCAGAAATTTCCGGGTATGCAAACGGAAAAGAGGAACGATTAATTGCGCAAGATGCATGGGAAGAGGTTAGAAAGGTTGCTAGTAGTTTTGGGTATGAAAAAGGTCTTAATGAACTTGAAGGTATTACAAGGCTTGCTGCTAAAACAATATGGCGTTTCTTCGATCCGAGAAATTGCCAAAGCTACAATGAAAGTGCAGCAATGAGCCAATTCTGTAAGGCGTATGAACAACTGGTAGCACGTGAACAAAAACGTATGGAAATCGCGGAAAGCATTAAAAATAATGGCTTGCTATCAGAAGCACGAAAAAGAGCAGAACTCAATATGCCACCTCAAACAGAAATTAAGATGCTTGATAATGGGCATTTAGTTGAAGTTGAAAGGTTTGAACCGATTGACTTAAAAGGGTTAGTTGAAAAGGCGGACATAGCAGAAGAATATAAAGCAAAAATTCTAGGAGTACTGAAATGAATTGTTAAAAAGGCGGTAAACACAAATGAATGAACAAAAGAAATATGAATTTACAGGAGAAATTAAAGTTGTATTTGGTATTAATTTTAAGCAAATCAGAGCAATTATAAATTTCGGTTGTGTAGTTGCCGGTGAAATTGGCGGATGGATTGAAAAAGAAGAAAATTTAAGCCAGTCCGGCGATGCTTGGGTGTACGGCGATGCTAAGGTGTCCGGCAATGCTAAGGTGTCCGGCAATGCTAAGGTGTCCGGCAATGCTTGGGTGTCCGGCGATGCTGAGGTGAAAAAAGATGATGATTACATGGTTATTGGTGGAGCTGGTCGTTACAATCGGTTCACAACATTCTTTAAATGCCGAGATAAAACAATCAAAGTAGTATGTGGGTGTTTCTTCGGAACAATTATTGAATTCAGAGCAAAAGTAAAAGAGACACATAAAGGAAATAAGCACGAAAAAGTATATTTGGCTATGGCAGATATGGCTGAATTGCAGATAGGTAATGACGAGGTGGAAAAATGAACACAGTACAAATTTTAGGTAATTTAGCACGTGATCCAGAAGTGCGTTATACACAAAGTGGTCGAGCGGTGGCCACTTTTACGGTAGCGGCAAGCAATACATACATTGATAGTGCTACAAACGAAACAAAAGAACAAACTGCTTTCATCAACTGTGTGGCTTGGGGAAAACTAGGCGAAGCAGTAGGAAATTACCGCAAAGGAAACCGCTTATTCGTAGAGGGGCGTATTCAAACGCGCTCTTATGAAGATAGCAACGGACAAAAGAAATATGTTACGGAAGTTATAGCCGGTTTTGTTGGTGTATCCGCATTGAATGATACGGCAACGGAAAGTAACTTTGAAAATTTTGCAGATGATAAAGGCAACGATGAAAATGTTCCGTTCTAAAGGGTGATAAAAATGCTAGTAAAAAATGAGAATGAGTGGTGTTGGTGTTTTGGTGGGTATGTAGGTTGGCCGCAAAAAAGCATTGAAGATGCCGTTAATGATTTTGCAAGTACATATCCAGATAGTGAAGTACCAAGTGTTAGGGTGGCAAATCCATATTATTATGTTCCAAAGGTTGATGCTGAAAGGGTTATCAATGATGTTGTAGATTATGATCTTGACGATGAAATAGCGGAATGGTCGGAAGATTATCTACTAGATGTAAAACAAGAACATATAGATGAATTACAAGAAGAATTAACCGCGGTATTTCGTAAATGGGAAAAACGCAACGGGTACAACAATACGTCTTTCGTGGTGTTTGAAACTATAAACCCTTTTGAAAATAAGGTGTGAAGAATGAAAATTCTTGATGCATGTTGCGGTTCTAAAATGTTCTGGTTTGATAGAGAACATGAAGAAACTGTTTATATGGATAACCGTACATTAGAAACAACGCTATGTGATGGTAGGAAATTAATTGTAAAACCTAATGTGATTGCAGATTTTCGCAAGATGCCTTTTGAAGATGAAAAATTTTATCTTGTAGTATTTGATCCGCCACATTTAGTGAGTGCTGGCGATACATCCTTTTTAAAATTAAAATACGGTAAATTAGGGCCGGATTGGAAAGAGGATATAAAGCAAGGTCTTTCTGAATGTTGGCGAGTACTAAAACAAAACGGAACGTTAATCTTCAAATGGAACGAGGAACAAATAACATTACCAAAAGTGCGACCATTATTGCCTGTTGAGCCAATTTTAGGGCAACGGCGAGGTAAAACGGTTTGGTTGGTGTTTTTTAAAGGTGAGGAGTAAATATGTTACAAATAACAGTATTTATGAATGGTGCGACTAGAAGGTATCAAACGCAGTCATTTAAAGATAAATATGAAAGAAGTTCCGACATGGAAGTGTATGATGCAGTAATAAGCAATATTAATCTTGGATATGCAAAGGTAATTACTTTTAAAGACGTATTTTCAAATGTAAATGTTTCGGTATCGCCTATTACGTGCTTAATTGAATGTGAGGAAGTCATAGAAGATGAAACTGGTACAAAGAAAGCGTAAACAACAATACATAAAAGCCTATTGCCTTATGTATCCGTGGTACACATATGAAGCGCATTGTGAATGGGTTGAAGCGGTAACTTATGCAAGTCCGGGGCCTAGAAATAAGCCTGATAAATTTAAACACGGGCGGCATTGTTTGAAGTGGCTGCTTGAATATGATGCGCATTCGATGAGTGGTGAAACGAACATATGGCGCATAGTAAAGGGTGAATAATGAAACAAGCATTAATAAAAGGTGCTAAAAGTGATGAGTGGTACACGCCTATAGAAACAGTTCAAATGATGCTTAATGTATTCCCGCCGAAAGTTGGCGATAAAATCTTATTGCCGTTTGATACAGATAAAAGCAATTTTACAAAAATTGTTACACGCGAATATGATCCATTGGCTATATACGGCATTAGTGATTTTTTAACTAGAGAATATGAATTTGATTATTTAATCACTAACCCGCCATATAGCAATAAAGATGAAATTATAGCGCGATGCATCGAAACGGGGCGCCCGTGTGTACTGGTATTGCCTATAGATACACTGGGGGGGGGTACAACGGCATAAATTGTTTAGCAAAACCAATATAAGCGTATACATACCAACTAAGCGCATTAAATTTATAAGTGAAACGGGCGAGCATACAAAATCGCCCGCACATCATAGCATTATTGTTATGATTAATGCTCCAAAAACGGAAATAGCGTTTGAATATCAAAATAAAAGGTGTGGAAAATGAAGAAACTTGTGAAGGCAAATGATCTAACATATACACGTGAACAATTTGCAAGTGCTTTAACCATTGTTATTGGAAATAGAATTTTAAAACCAAATATAACCGCAAATTCTTATTGCATCATCGTTGAATATAATATTCCAAACGGTATAAAGCAAAAACGGTTAAGACAAGTAATTTCAAAAGAAAATTTACAACATTTTAACGGAACAATGGAGTTGTATTTGTATCATGTTAAGGAACAAATCAAGCATTTATTAACAAAAGGGGAATTGAATTATGACGAATGAGCAAAAATGGTTATTAGAACAAATGCACCAAGAAGGATATAGAGATATTAAAATTATCGGGGTATATGCTTATTTTGTAAACCCAGATTTTATTGAAAACGGTGGACATTTTAAAGTGCGGGAGCATACGCCGCGTATTCCATGCCGTGTATTGGGTTTAAGTCCTAAAACAGATAAATATTCTATTGGTGCGTTACTGGGTATTGTGGAATGGGAAAAGGTTCCGGTTGATACGCCTATCATTATCAAAACTACATACGGAGTGTTAAGGCGGTATTTTGCCAGATATAACAGGGGGAAGGTTTGCTATTTTAATTACGGGGCAACAAGCTGGAGCAATGGAATGCTGGGCGTGATTACAGAAGCAGAACCGTGCAATGTGAGGTTGGCAGAAAATGAGCGTAATTGACATAGTATTCAAAGGACGCCCGATTACTAAAAAGAACCACGGGCAAATAATAAAAAAAGGCAACAAACGGGGTTATATTCCGTCGGAAGCCTATTCAAATTATGAAGATGCATGTTTATGGCAATTGGCTGGAAAGAAACTGCATATATCTGGCATTGTAGTTGTTGAGTGTAAATATTACTTGCCTAATAAAAGAAGTTGGCCGGATCTAATAGGATTACTGCAAGCAACCAGTGATATATTAACAAAAGCCGGTGTGATCGACGATGATAAATGGATATGTTCATATGGTGAAAGCTGCATAGCCGGTATCGATAAAGAAAACCCGCGGGCAGAAATTCGTATCATGGACAGGCGAAACGCCGTATTAGAACAACTTTTAAAATAGGGGGATATTAAATGGGTTTAATCTGTAAGTTAAAGAAGTTTGTATTTGGTTGTGAAAAAGAGAACATAATCAAGGTTAAGCGGTTTATGAATGGCGTATTGTTACCTAAAATGGGCAGTGCGGCCGCTGCCGGAATGGATTTTTACCAACCGGAAAGCGTTGTTGTAGAACCGCATCAAACGCAATATGTAACGCTAGGTTTAGCAATGGAAATTCCAAAGGGATATATGTTAATGCTTGCGCCACGATCGAGCATGAGTAAAACTCCGTTAGTCATTCCAAATTCCTTTGGTGTGATTGATGCAGATTACCGCGGTGAAATTAAAGGCATATTTAAAAATACCAGCGATGATGCATATCTAATTCAAAAGGGTGATAGATTGTTGCAAGGTGTTCTTGTACCAGTTGGCGCATTGAATTTATTAGAAGTTGATGAATTAACTGAAACGGCGCGCGGTTCTGGTGGTATTGGTAGTACTGGTAAGTAAAAATAGTTGTTTTAAATAAAGAAAGGCGGGCGGTGAAATATCCGCCCTATCATAAGAGGTGAGCATGAGGATTTATAACGATATAAAACGAATTGGTATGGAAGATACTATTTATACATTGCAACGTGCGTTGACCTTTGTTTATAACGATGAATTGTTAGAGCCTAAAGTTACATATGATTTTGGTGGATTTAGTATTATCTACAAATATGGAGATATCAATATAGGTATAGAATTACCATTGATTAAATTAGAACTTTTAAATCTTACGCTAGAGCAACTTGCGTTGGATATAAAGAAACAAGTTATATCACAATATAGATATGAAATAGATAAACAATATGGGGGTGTGTATGATTAATTTAGAATTGTTATCTAGTGCTTTAACAATTGTTATTGGTGATACAATCTGTAAACCTAAGATTGAAAGAGAGGACAGTAGCATAAAAATTATATATAAATTATCAACTGTAACTATTACAGAATTATCAACAATATTTGAAATAGAACATTGCATGAGGTTGGACTTTTTTGTTGATAAAATAAGACTTAAAATCAAACATCAAATATATAATTCGTTATCAGTAGGGGAAACCAATGGAAATGTTAAATTATAGTGGATATGTTGAACATTCCGACTTTTACATCGCACCTCAAAGCTATAAAGATGCATTTGATTTCTTGTGCCAGCTTGCATTTGAGAGCGAAGAAACTGTGTTCTATATAGGTAAAGCCATTGAGTATGATAAAAACTATGGATTTGATGAAGATGATAACTTTTATTTAGAAGATGAAGTGATGTTTGTTTGGAATGAGGATAAAGGAGAGTGGATAGAAAGTGTTTAGACGATATGAGAAAAGGGTTAATGAAATTCAAGCTGTGCAATATAACGGCACTAACGTTATGGAAATAGTCGATTTTATTGGTGCATCGTTAAAGGGGTGAGCGTTTGAACGAACTAGACGAAAAGAAACTAATAGAAAAGGCGGTTGAGTATCTACAACCTGTTAAGTTAATTGATGTACAGATTGCATCTATCAAAGAAGAAATCAATCAGTTACGAGCGAACCTTACATCAATAGGTGCTATTGATTATAGTAAAGACCGAGTAACTGGCGGTGGCACTCCGCAAGGGTTAGAGGGTAGCGTAGCTAGATTTCTTGATACAGTAGCAGAACGTGATAAGCGTATTGATGAACTATCAAAACTAAAATGCGATGCGATCACTAAGATTGATAGCTTAGATGAAAAGTTAGGGGCAATCATCTTGCGTTATGAGTTTGTACTCAACAATACAACCGAAGATGCCTACAAAATGATAGGGTGCTACTCCACGAAACAAGCAAAACGATATAAGCAAAAAGCGCTATTGGAATTTGGAAAAAACTTGTCCAGTAATGTCTGCAAATGTCCGTGATTGTCCGTATCAAGTGAGTTTGCTATTAGGTATAATATATATGTAGAAGTTGCCACTAAGCGACTTGTACTCACTCTTTCCTTGTAAAGGTAAATCAAAACACAACAACAAGCGCACCCACATAAGAGTGCGCCTTTGTTGTATATGGGCGAAATGTGGTGTGGGACAATTCATCGATGGACACAGAGTAGCAGCGCAACCATATTTGATTAATGAGTGAAATACAATACTTTTTTCTAATTTCAAAGTATGTGTTAAGAATTTGTAAAAATTTACTGCAAAACTAATAAGGGTAGGTCGAATATTTTCAACATAGCTTATTGACCTTAAATACGAACCTACCCTAATTGGTTTTTACATATTGAATACTGACAACTAACTGGGCCTCCAAAATTAGTCATATATTCTATTGTTACTTAACCTAACACAAGTACGATTCATAATAGTTAGTTGTTGGTATTGAGTGTGTAATGATCATTGAAAACTAGGTGTGTTTATTTTTTAACTTTGTTTTTTCATGGTTGAACTCAATAGCATACATTGTCATATCATCAACAACGCACCTAGTTTTGAGTGATTGTTGAAAACTGAAGTTATATTTGTTTCCTAGGAACTAATCATAATATAGAGAATTAGAAGGAACGCTAACTCCTATGTGGTTACATTGGCAGAAGTCCAACGGTATAACTTTAGTTTTGAATAATCAACACAATAAAAATGAATAAAACTATCACATAATGAGGTATATCTACGTGGATATATCTCATTTTTTGTATAAATCTATCAGAGGAGTGTAAGAATGACACAGATACATTGCGATAGAAAACATTGTTTAAACAATGATAAGCACGGCATATGCACGGCTGAAACAATCGAATATAACGGACGATGTCAAACATATTGCACTAGCCAACACGCATCTAAGCAAGCGGCTGGAATATGTCAGCGATCACATAGGCGTATGAAATCAAAAGGCAATAACATTCTAAAATAAGGGGGGGGTGAAACAATGGCAAAGACTACATATAAAGATTGGGAAGCAGAAGAAAAGATTTTACTGCTACAAGGCTGGGCGCGTAACGGTTTAACAAATGAACAGATAGCCAGCAATATGGGCATTGTTGTTTCCACCTTATGGGAATGGCGCAAGAAATCTCCGAAAATATCGAACGCCTTAAAAATAGGAAAAGATGAAGCAGATTTACAAGTAGAAAATGCTTTACATAAAGCAGCGCTTGAAGGTAATACAACGGCTATGATTTTCTGGCTTAAAAACCGTAAACCGGAAAATTGGCGCGATAAGATACAACAAGAAATTACAACTCAAAGCGCCGTTAAGTTAGTTATCGATGATAGCGAATTGAGTGATACAGATGAGTAAAACTAATCTGTTTGGTGATGTAATACGGCCAACACCTAAGCAAAAGGAATTCTTGCGCGCGGTAAAGCAAAACATATATACACTATATGGCGGCGCTGCTGGTGGCGGCAAATCGTATATACTCCGTTGGGGTTTAATATGGCTTTTAATTGATTGGTTTATTAGAACTGGAATTAAAGGCATACGCGTTGGGTTGTTTTGTGAAGATTATCCAAGCCTTGATGATCGTCAAATCTCTAAAATCAAAATGGAATTCCCGGAATGGCTAGGAACTTATAAAGAAAGTAACCATGAATTCACATTGAACGATGAGTTAGGCGGCGGCGTTATCTGTTTCCGTAACTTAGATAAACCGAGTAAATATTTATCTAGCGAATTCGCTGCTATTGCTATTGATGAATTAACTCTAAATAGTCGTGATGTATTCGATTTCTTGCGCATGCGGCTTCGTTGGACGGGTATAAGTGATACTAAGTTAATCGCAGCGACTAACCCGGGCGGTAAGGGCCATATGTGGGTTAAGGATCTATTTATAGATAGAAACTTTACAAAGGAAATGCAACCATTTGCGGATAAGATTGCGTATATCCAAGCGAGGGCGAGCGATAACCCTCATCTATCACAGTCTTATATAGATGCGTTAAATACATTACCAGAAAAACTACGCAAAGCGTACCTAGACGGCGACTGGAATATATTTGAAGGTCAAGTATTTACAGAATTCCGCACAGATAAGCATGTAATAGAACCATTTGAAATACCGCATCATTGGCAACGATATCGCTCAATGGACTGGGGATACACTAAACCATATGCAGTATATTCCTGTGTGGTTGATTATGACGACGTATTATATATTACTAGTGAATATTACGGCTGCAAGCCGGGCATGCCGGATACTGGCACACAGGAAACGGCAAGGGAAGTAGCACAAAAGATAGAACACATGAAAGACTATCAAGGGGTTGCAGATCCCGCTATATGGCAACGTACAGGGCATGACGGGCCAACGATTGCGGAAATATTCGCAACGGAAGGCGTGTACTGGGTGCGTGCTGATAACGATAGATTGGCCGGACTTATGCAAGTACATCAACGACTAAAAGAAGGTAAGTTAAAGATATTTAGTAATTGCGTACATCTAATACGCACATTGCCGGCTTTAACATATGACAAAATCAAAGTCGAAGATGTGGATACAAAGCAAGAAGATCATGCGTATGATGCGGTGCGTTATATGTGTATGGCGCGACCTGTTAAATCTGTTAAGCCTAACAAGCCATTTAATGACGGTTATAGATATGAAGATGAAACAGAAGGAGAAGTTACTGCATGGGGCGTATGAGTGAAAGAGCGTTGCGTGATTACGCTTTTAGAGTGTTAAAGTCGGAATATGGCGAACGTGAAGAAAAGGGTGTTATTATTCCGGCGAAATACACTGATGCGGAATTGGCAGAATTTGCGCAAGTTATGCCACAATGGCAAATAGAACAAATGTACGATATGATATATGGTTCTGAAATGGTGGAGTAATGGATATAGAACAAACATTTGATATATACGAAGCGAAAGCGAATGTTAAAAATGCATTGGGCGCTACATCGAACTGGCGGAAAAATGCTACTGAAGATTATGCATTTATGCAAGGCAAGCAATGGGAAGATGCCGACTTGAAAAAGATGCGTGAAGCTGGTCGCCCTGTGATTACAATCAATAGAATACGGGCAACTGTTAATCTGTTGTGCGGTTATGCATCGCAGAACGAAACAGAACCGGACTTCTTACCACGCTCGGAAGAAGATGATAGAATAAGCCGCGTTGCGAAAGGTATTACAAAATACTGTTTAGACCGCGCGCACTATCAACGAAATAAAGGCAAATGTTTCCGCGATAAAATCATATGCGGTTTAGCCAATTACTGGGTTAGCTATGAATTTGATTACCAAAAATTAGACGGAGCAATTAAAATCGAACGTGTTTCTCCTTTTGATGTTTTCGTAGATCCGGAAAGCACAGAAGAAAATTTAAGCGATGCGCAATTCGTTGGCCGGTATAGTTGGGAAAGCACAAGAAAGCTAAAACAGGTATATCCGGACAAGGCTAATGAAATTGATATGTTGAGTCATAAATATGACGATACAGAACTAGAAGCCGGCACGATTGAAACCATTAACGGTGAGTCGTTGTGGTATAACGAAAAGTATAAAAAAGTTCGTGTAGTTCAATACTGGTACAAGGAATACGGAAAAAGAAACGTATACATGACAAAAGAGGGCCTAATTGATGAAAATAACCCGCTATTTGTTGTGTTATTGGCTACAGGCAAGAAACCTACTAGCATACCAGATACTAAAATCAGATATGCAACGTTCTCCGATAGTGTACTGCTAGAAGAAGGCGAAAGTCCTTATAAGCACGGTAAATTCCCACTAGTGCGTGAATATTGTTACTATACGGGTGAATTAATAGATGATGAACTAGAACCAGCCGGCGTGGTGCGTGATCTCAAAGACGCTCAACGTGAAAAGAATAAAAACAGAAGCCAACGTATGCACGTTGTTAATCAACAGTCTTTAGGTGTGAGATTCTGGCAAGGCCAAATAGATGAACACGATAAGAAAATAATCGAAAAGAAAAGCACAACACCGGGAGCAAATATATTCTTGAAGCCGGGTGTTACATTCCAAGACGGTACGCCGTCAATGGATAGCGCTATTAATCTAACTTTGGAACAACAAGCGGACAATGACTTTTATTCGATTAGCGGTATCACTCCGGAAAGCCTTTCCGGTAGCATTGGTTCTATGAGCGGCAAGGCGATTGATTTACGCCAGTCTGTAACAACCGTACAAACGGCGGATATATTCGCACAAACAAAAGAAGCGGAGTTACAAATTGTTAAATTGCTATGGGGTGAAAAGAATGCACCGGGTTTAATTCCTCAATTCTACAACCAAGAAAAGGCAATGCGAATTTTGGGCGACGACGGCAAGAAGGAATTTGTACAAATTCAACCGGAATTAGGTCAGCCAATGCAAGAGCAAATTATCACGGATCCGTTTGGGCAACCTAAATTAGATGAAGAGGGAAACCCAATCAAACAAGTATTGTATGATTTGAGCTGCTTTGATTTTGATATCGTGATTAGCACAAGCCAAGCAAGCGCAACGGCCCGCAAGGCTAACCTATATCAATTATTGGAAGCTAAGAAGAGTGGCGTTGATATTCCTATGGATATCATTCTTGATTTTATGGACTTCCCAGAAAAAGAAGCGGTTAAGAAACGGATACAACAAGCGGCAGAAAAGCCGGCTATGCCAGAATTGCGTGTTAGCGGCAGCCTAGATGATATGCCAGCGGAAGCATTGAGCATGTACTTACAAACGCTAGGGGTTGAGATTTCACCGCAACAAATCATGGCGGAACGGTTAGCCTTGAAAGGTAAACAACAAAACATTCAAAATGCACCGCCAATTTTGCCGCCTATGAACGATTTAGGCGGTATGTAATATAAACTATCAACACAATAATAAAACGCTCCTATATGGGGCGTTTTTTATATTTCGCCCCAAGTAATGGCGTTAAACTACTTGCACTTATATACTCGCCCGGTAATGGCGTTAAACTGCCATATTCTTATATTCGTCCAGCAATGACGTTAAAAGGCAAAGGAGTATTTGATATGGAAAAAGATTTAGTAAACATCGAAGAAGCTGGTTTCACTCCAGAAGATTTGGAAAACGCGGGCGTAGAACTGGAAGAAACAACCGAAGAAACGAATACACAGGAAGGCACAAATGAAGTTCCCTCTACTGAAACGCCGGAAAGTGATGCGAATGATGCGGAAGTAGAAACAGAAACGCCGGAAATTAACGAAGAAACGGAAGAAACGCATGCGAACGATCAGAACTTAAAAGCGGCACTTGCACAGGAACGCGCAAGACGAAAAGCGGCGGAAGAACGTGCTAGACAATTTGAAGCACAACAAAAACCGATTGAATTACCGCAAGAAGAAGTATCAAATATTCGTGATTTTGTACGTCGTGAAGCGTTGAAACGTTTTAATATGACGGCGGAAGATTTAGAAAGTTTGATGTATGAAGATGCTGAAAAGTACAACGAATTCATTCGCTTTGAAGCCAATGCAGAATATGCAATTACTAATCAGCAAATTGCAGTACATCAACAACGACAAACTAACCTAAATTTCGTAAATGAAATTAAATCGCTACCAAACTTTAATGAGTTGTATCAACGCGGTTTAGACAAGTTAAACGGAATGACGATGCGCGATGCACAACCAATTAACGATGCGTTTTATCGCGTTGATCAGGGCGAAGGTACGGAAGCCGATTTTGAAACCATTAGAAAATTTGTTGATGAATTGCAAAATGAACGGGCGACGAGTACCGAAGTACCAAACAACCCACTAGAAGTAGCGGCGACATTACCAAAGGCTGGTGCGCTCAATGGTGGCGTTCCTACACCTAACAAGGTAACGGAAGAAGATATTTTAAAAGCGTATGACACAGGCAATCTTGATGCATTGCCGGACGATGTACGCAAATATTTTGACGAATTATAAGAGGTAAAATATGGCAGAACAAAGAAATCAAGTAACTATTCCAGCGGCGTTAGTCCCTAAGATTTGGACTAAAAAAGTGTGGCATGAAGGATTAAAAGAGTCTTTCTTCGATAAGTTCACCGCACTTGACGGTTCTAACGTTGTACATAAAAACAAAGATTTAGAAGGTGTCAAAGGCGATGCAGTAACATTTGGCTTGATGATGAATTTAAGCGGTGCCGGTGTTGAAGGTAACCGTGCGACATTGACTGGTAACGAAGAAACATTGAACATCTATGATTTCACAGTACAAACTCAACTCGTACGTAACGCAGTATCTCGCTTTGAAGCAGACGACCAAAAAACACAATACGACATGTTGAAAGAAATCAAAGGTGCCTTGAAGCAGTGGTTAGCTGATTGGCAAGATAACAAGTTAATCGCTAAACTTTCCGCATCTCCTACCGCTGGTGAAACGCTTTATGCATCTTCCGCCGGTACGCAAGCATCTATTACCGCAAACGATAAGTTGACTACTACACTCATTTCTCGTGCTAAACGTAAAGCACAAATGCACGGCCCTAAAGTGCAACCGATTAAAGTTGACGGCATGGACAAATTCATTATGTTGGTTTCTCCTTGGGCAGCTCGTGATTTGAAAGATGATGCAAAATGGTTGGCAGCACAACAAAACGCCAACGTTCGTGGTTCTAAAAACCCTATTTTCACAGGCGCGTTAGGCGAATATGACGGCGTTATTCTTTACGAATACGAACGCGTATTGAATGACAAAACAGGTGCATCTAGTGCTAACGTATGCCATAACTTGCTTTTAGGTAAACAAGCGGCATGCTTTGCGGTATCTCGTCCGGCTAAACATATCAAGCAAGTGGACGACTACGGCAACGTAGAGGGCAATGGTATTGCTTTCTATGGCGCAATCGAAAAATCCAAGTTCAATAGCAAAGATTAC